AAAAAAGAAGGAGGCAAGATCCATCATCTTGGCTGCCGTATTAAGCTCTGTGGGTCCTTTGAAACGTCGCCGCTCCGGAAAGTGAAAATATCCCTCCCGGCCCCAAAACCGCTTTCCAAAAATCTCCCCCGGAGAATTTCCGAAGACACTCGCGATACAGGGAGGGGGTGTGATTTTAGAGACCCTCCCCCTATGCCTTGATGTATCAGCTATCCTCCAATGGAAAGACACGACAAAGATTGTTTTCCGGAAAACAGTTCATTCATTGATTATTTTACGATGCGGTTTGTATAACTTTTCGATAGATGTTCCGGAAGTCGTACTTGATGATTTCGTCAATCGCGCGTTCAACTTCCAAATCGTTCTCATCTTCGGTCAACTGACTCGATGTTCGGGCAATTCTTCCCAGATAAGCGCAGGTATGGTACCCCTTCTCCTCGTCATAGAGGAGCCAAGAAGTGAACTGCTCGAAAGGATTGTAAGGATTGTCAACTGTTGTTAAAGCGCATTTCCTTGCCATTTGAAAGCTCACTCCTTTCCTTTGAGGTACTTTGTAACAGTCGAAGAAGAAATGCCAAGATCTTCCGCGATTTCAGATGTGCTGTAACCGGAAGCCTGCATCGACTTGATCTTGTTGACCTTTGCCTGACTGAGCGTCGTTGTGGTGCGCGGCATAGAGCGCGCCCTGAGATCGTCGATGTCGGTGTTGTTCAAGATCTGATACAGCTTATTCTCGCTGATTGCTCCGGCTTGAATTGCTTCCCATTCGCGGTCTGTGATCTTGATGTTCTCGCGCTTGGCTCCGACAGAGGTGCGGGCGGCAGAGAGGGCCTGCGACTTGGCTTTCTTCTTTTCAGATTTGGTCATGTCGGGGTTTTCCTGCTCCTTTGCTGCCACCACGGAGTTAGCGATGACCTGGGCCTGCCGCTCACGAGGCGCATTCTTCAAAGCAATGTTCAGCTTTGCAGTCAGCGACTTATATTCAGGCAGGTAAGTTTCCTTGGCGGAGGCGCTGTATTCGATCTTGCCGGTATGGACCATTTCCTTGCGAGCCTGGTTGCCGAGGGACTTCATCTTATTGGCATAATCTGCATAAAGCTGCTCCTGGGGGGTACCGGAGGACAGGGAATAGGCATCTCTGGTTTCTGCCATTTTTGTGCTGTCCTGTGTCCGCACCTGCTTCTTTCCGCTCTTGTCGGTATACTCCTCACGAACGGACTTCCAGCTCTGCTCACCGGTATCGGGGTCAATCATAGGCGAACCCTTCCGCTTCAGTACGACCTGTTTGGAAGAGGACCGGGATATTAAAGTCGAAGCACCCCCATAGCCCTCGTCATCGGCATGAGCCTGGTACTTCTTCTTCAACGCAATGATACCGTTATCAGTCTCGCTCTGCTTGTAGTCCAACTTGTGCTTCTCAGCGTCGATGACGACCATCGAATGCCGAACAGCCCTTGCCAGCTCGTCAGGAGGCGCACCCTTTAGGGTCATGTCGGTGATGAGGTTCGAGATCTTGCCCATCTCCGTCTGGGTGTTGTTCATTCGCTGAAAGACCTTGCCGCCCCTGCTGTAATACTCACGGCCCTTGCTATCCACTCTGACAGGATCACCGGAATCAGCTCCGTAATCAAGCTTCGGGTCGAATCTCTCAAGCCCTTTCAAAGCCGCGGTAGAGGTAATGCGCACCTTGCTCTTGGAAGAATTGCAGGGAATCACCATAACGGTGTCACCGTCAAAGTCCGCACCGGAAAGCCGACCGGCAACCTTAGAGTTGATACCGATGGCATCGGCAGGGGTGTTTCCGAGAACTCTTTTTCCCTCAGCCTGCTTGTTGTTCACAGTTAGGATCGGGATTTCAAAGGTGCCGCCATGCGGGTAACGGATCAGCGCGACCGTTTCGCCGTCTTTGTAGTTCGGGGCATACACTTCATTGTCCTTGATAGAGGTCAACGGAAGAATGACCTGATACTTCTGACGGGGAAGCGCCGCTGCCTGCAAGTGAACCGCAGCCGCATCGCAGTCGTCGGAGAACGATTTTAGCAGGACTTTTTTCAAAGTCGGGTTCGGCAGGGAGCAAATCTCATCAAACTCAGCCTGCTTATCGGCGGAAGCCAAATTGAGTTGCTTTTTGATAAGGCTCAAACTCTGCTTTGAAAGAAACTGAGAAGGGAGTCGATCGCTCCATTCGCCCCAGTCGCCCTCTTCGGCACGCTTGTTGATGAGGGAAAGCTGCTTCTTACCATTCTTGTCATAATAATAGCTCTGTCCGCCCTTTTGACCGTCGCCTTTATCGGGGTCAACAACGCCTTCTTTGATGAGCGACCCAAAGGGGTTAGTTGGATCATCCTTGATCGGCTTCAGAACCTTCATCGTCGGCGTACCCTTCGCCTTGTTGGTGTTAAACATCACGTCAACGCCGTCGGGCAGGTCGTCGGAATAAACCGCCATGCCCTTGATGTAGTGTGTTCCGTCCACAAGAATGCGGACCTGTGCATAATGCGACTCACCGAGGCTCAGATCGTCCACGCCGCGCCGGATTTCCACAACGCCATCCTTGTCGATGCCGCCGTCCTCCGCATAGCGGATCTGCAAACGGCTCGAATCCATACTCTTGGGGTAGACCCATTTCGGGTCGTAGCTTTCGCCTCCATCATGAGAAACGTAATCGACCACGGAATGAATATTCCCAAAATCATACATTTCCCGATGCTCAGTTCCCTGCGGGCAGGCCACGGTCAGCGTCGTAAATTTGCCGGGGTTGGTCGCCTGAGGAATGCGGCCGTTGTAGACCGGATAGCCCTCCTGCTCCAAAATATAAAGAGCCTGGTCAAGCTTCTCTTTCGAGATGCCCAACTCACGCTCCACACCAACGCCGACGTCGATCATGCCTTTTTCCGCGATCTGCCTTTTGAGAAATTCCGCGGTGGTCTTCGCCTGATTCATGCGAGACTCTGAGTTTTCGTTCAGCAGCGAACGGATCGAGGAGTCGCTGTTGTATCCCATCTTTGCCGCAATCTCATTCAGACTATACCCTTCGTCACGAAGACGGCGGGCAGTTGCAACCTCCTGTGAACGGCGCTCATCCTTAGCAAGCGACTTCTGCACGCGAAGCTGTGTGGTCGTCATGCCGAGCGCTTCGGCAATCTGCGTCTCACTCATCCCGGACTTCCGCATGGTTTCTACACGGCTGAGAAAATCACCGCTGTGCTGGTTGGGGTTCTTTCCACTACCCAGGGGGTATCTTCCGCTGCCCCGCCCCGGAGCGCCTTCCATTTTCCCGACGCCGTAATGCATCAGGATATCTTCCGCAATCGGGTTCACAGTCAGCCCTCCTCTGCACGAATTTTATTGATGATTTTGTCGAATGTAATGATCTTCTCCATGATCGGCAGAATATCATCTGCCGTTGGGTTCGCATAAACGATCTCGCTGTTCTGATAAAGCCGCAGTTCGATCTCGATGTCCGCCGGGCGCACGGTATATTCCAGACAGAACAGCGCCGCATAGATCTCAAGCTGTTCCATGTGTGCAGGAACGACCCCCGATTTGAAATCGTGAATACGCAGCAGATTGTTACGGAACGCGATCGCATCGGTCGTCCCGAAGCAATTTTCAGAATAGAACAGCACCTGCTCCGGTGTCATTCGATATCCAATGGCGTCATTGACGTACATGTTCAAAGTCTTCTGTGACTTCGGGAGCCGCTGCCCCAAGCGGATGCACTGCGCGGCAAACTCATGAAGCACCGTGCCTTTCTGCGCCGCAAGGAAATTGGAATAGACGTCTACGACCTTCGTTTCGTCATAGTTAATCCAATGGTACTTGCTTGCACCGAGAAAAGCGTGCTGTCCTTCAAGATTGGAATGCCTGTTGAAGTTCATGTAGCACTTCCTCCTCATTTTCCGGCGAGATGAAACGAGAAAACGACATCTCGTTCATCCGACCGACATAGTATTCTTGATTCGGCTGTCTTTTTGCTCCGGCGCTTTTCTTACATTCCAAAGAAGCCCATCGGTCACGATAAAGCACCAGCAAATCGGGGATACCCTGCTTATAGCTCGCGTCGTTTTTCATCACGATGCAGCCGGGGAACATCCGCTTCAGCTTTTGAATCAGGTTGGCTTGAAAATTGCGCTCCAGCATAACAGAGAGCCTCCTTTCCACAAAACAAAAGAGAGAATGCTCGTTCTGCCAAAAAGCAGACGATTTATTCCCTCTCTTCATAAAAGGGGATGTATTTTTCGCGCAGGCCAAAAAAGAGAGCAAAAGAAAAGACCGAGACGCATTTAAGCATCTCGGCCATCTCTAAAATATCAAATTGTTATCTCTCTTCCACTAGCACCGGCTTCAAGTAGAATATTCCGCGCTCCGCGTCGAAGCTATCCACTTTAGCCGTCACCCGAACGTTACTCCCAGCCGCCACAAACGAGGGCAGGTACAGATCTTCGATTCCAAGCCCGTTGGTATTCACATCCTCGAACTTAAAGACCGGACCGGGGTTTGCCGTATTCTCGTCAACGTAATCACCGGCGCTGAGCAAAATATCATAGCGTGTCTTATAGTCATCGTGGTTCATCACATAAGTAATGCAGCTGTCAAACAAAATCGTCTGCCCCTTATAATTCTCGGCAAACGCCTTATACGAATCGTCGATCTCCGCTTTTACAGTAATCATGCTTGCCAACGCTTCGCAATTCTCAACTGTCAAAATATCATCGCCAGTATCAACAGTATCGGCCGACTGGCTCTCTTCTGCATCAGAACTGTCGGAACCGGTATCGTCCTCCGGGAACGAATGATAACGAATGATTACTTCCGTATCGGCTGGCACCCATTTATTTGGTGAATACTCTTCGTCGCCGCCAACGGAGACAGACTCGACTTCACCCTCCTTTGTCAACCAGCCTGTAATCAGGTCGCCCATCGGAGCAAGCTGAATATTGGTAAAGCCGCTTTCCTCAAAATCGGAAACCACTTCCTGATAGCCCCGACCCTGCTGGATTTTTGAACCCGATGGGGTTTCCGCTTCGCCGTCATGGTTCTTTTCTGTTGAACCTCCGCAGGCCGCAAGCGAGAAAACCATCACAAGCATCAGTAAAACTGCAAATATCTTTTTCACGATTTCTCCTTTCGCTTCATCGCCTGAAGCACATTGTCTTTTAATTTTTCGCACGTCTCGGCAGCAGCCTGTTTCCGTGCAGCAGCTTTCACAGCCCGTTTCTCTTTGGCAAGGGCTTTCTGCTGCTGTTCTTCTTCAAACTTCCGCCGGCTCTCTGAAATGACATCTTCCGTAATATAGCTTAAAACGACGTTGCTTTTGGCTCTGACCTTTCGGCCCTGCGGAGGGTCGCTTTTTACGATTTGCTGATCGGCGCAATCCCGATACTTTGCGTGAGCGGCAGAGAGAGGCAACTTGCTTGTTGTAACAGTAAGCCCCGCGGCAGTTACCGTTGCCACGCCATCGCTGAGACTTACGGGAAAACCCTTGGAATATAAACGAGGTACTTCGATCAATTCGCCGCGTTCGTCAATCTTATCCTTTGCCCAGTCTGCGACAGGCTCGGCTAAAGCAACGACCGGCCCAATAGCTACGGCCGCCTGACCGAGTTTCTTGGCAAGCGTCATAAGCTCTTTGCTGTTCGCCATTTCCTATTCCTCCGCAAAAATAAAAAGAGTGCGCCCCAATGAAGGAACGCACCCGAAAAAGTGAAGATCCCTCATTGCTGCGACACAACCTCAAGACCGAAAGGGAAATGAGTAAAGAGAGAAAAACACTTTTTACCAAAGTATCTTCCCCTAACGGTCAAAAAATATATGAAGTTGTGTCGCAAGAACAGTATAGCATAAGAACTTGAAAATAGGAAGAAGAATTTGCGCGAAATATCAAGCCGACATCTTCGCCTGTTTCCGCAGATCGTCGTAAATCATACGGCTTCCGTCCATCAAATATACCAGAATCATCATATAGCCATATGGCTGAAAACGAAGGGACTGTCGTCCGAGGTTCGGGTAAATCGACTTGAAATTGGTGTAAAGATCGTCCCATGTTATTTTCGGCATTTCTTCCTCCTTAAATGACTTGTGGCCAAAAACCCACTTTTTTTCGCCTATTACTATATATTTTTAATCTTTTTATCATAATAGTGAAGAGAAAAAAGTGGGCAAAGTGGGCTTTGAGCCCGCAAACCCTTGAAAATACTGGGTTTTTCGTGGCCAAATAGGGGTTTCAAAAGTGGGCAGAAAGTGGGCAAATGGCCATTTTTTCGTCTGAAAACGCTTATCGGGGCATAAAAATTCGGCCAAAATCACTCTCTGCCCACGTTTTTCCGGGCAAAGCCCACTTTTCAAAACCCAAAAGTGGGCAGAAAATCGAGCAGTTTTTCACCTCCAAATACGGCCGGTTCGCTTGTCCGTCAGCACAATACGGCCTTCGATTCGGAAGCCTGCCAGCTCGCAGAGATAGAAGATCATGTCAAGAAGTCTGTGAAAACGGGCATCCTCCTCGTCGATTTTTCGCAGGGCTTCATACACTGTCGGGTCGGAATAGCCCTCTTTGTTCTTATGCGAATTGTTCTGGGGCAAGCCAAAACACCTCCTATTCTTTTTGTCGGTACCAGTCCTCTACATCCACACCAATCTCTTTCAGCTTGTGCGTGCAGAGCCAGACATCGTCCGAAATATCCATTTCATAGCGGTTGACCAGCGCGTTCAAAGCATCGGAAAAGCCGTCAAAGAACTTCTTCAGACGCTTTGGACCAAGGCCGAGCTGCGTGTGCAGTTCCCAAAGAATGATGGCATCCAGCTCCAACTCGTTTTTTCGATCATACTCGACAAGCTGCCGCTGGATTTCCATATTCATCGCTTTTTGCTCGGCGGCGGTCAAGGATGCGCCAAATATCTTTCCGCCGGCTTTCTTAATCTGCATTACTTGCCCCCTCATCGCAAGTCTTTTGTTCAGCGATCTCCTGCTCATGCTGAGCGTCGTCAATTTCCAGCACAGTCATGATGGAATAATTTGCAAGGTCAAGCAGGGTATCACGAATAGACTCATCTGTCACAGCCTGCTGATCGCTGTCCGAGGAGAGAATGCGGGAGAGCGTCTTAAAACGGCTGAACTTATCACCCAAGCGAATGCGTGGCATTGCCATTCCTTCTTCGATGTAGGTCTGGTGGAAGCTGTCGCCGTAGTCGTGGTTCTTTTTCGCGTAAAGCACATTCAGCCCCATGCAAAGCTCGCGATGACGGAGCACTTTGTCCGTTTCATAAGGGGTTGCCGCAAGCTCGCCGTCGGCATACAATTTACTACACATGGTCTCAATCCTCCTGTACGCCGGGAATTCTGCGGAACAGTTCAGCAATGAGCTCCGCGTTTTTGCAGGCTGTTAAAGTCTCTCGCTGAAGCGCCGTAACCTTATCCTGCATCTTCTCAATGTCATCGGTTTCAACCTCTACGGAAACCAAGATTGAAGATTCAAGGTACAAAGCGGGACGAGCGCAGAAGTAGCCGTAGTCTACGTAGTCGTAGCTGACGCCCCCAACAGTGCTCACGCTGTACGCGTTGTAGTAGTCGCTGGAGTACGGGGAGTAAGAAGTCGCAAGCCAGTACCAGTCAGATGCAAGCGGAATGTACTTGCGATAACGGCGGTATTCATCCAGCGTCAGTACCCGTCCGAAAACGCAGGGTGTGCCGTAAACTGTCTCACCGCACATGGAAAGCAGGTTAATGGGGCGCTCGACAACAGCCTTGGAGATATTGGGATGCCCCTGATGCAGCCAAATATCAACGTGCTTCTGGAGATAGCTGCCGACGAAATTGTCGTGGTCTTTTCGCTCAGCGTCCTTATGCTCGAACGGAATGTGTTTGGGAAGAACGTCGGCGGTCAGCACGAAAGATGCGTGAGCGTCCTCATCCAGCTTGACAAACTTTACGCCATCGAGGATAAAGGATTCTCCGCGGCGTACCTGTGCGAGCTCCATATTTTTGATCATTTTGCTTCTCCTTTCAAATATCATTTGCATTGCGGTGTAAGCTGTGCTCAGCATCAAAGCCGTCTGGGTAGCGAGCACGAAGCTTATCAATGTTCATCTGAAAGATCGTTTCCAGATCATACCCGATAGCGTCCGCACTAACCGCCAGATACCATGCAACATCGCCAAGTTCCTTTGCCATGTGTTCGCGGTCCAGATCATGGCCTTGGAACAGATGCTTTTTGAGAATATCAATGCATTCTCCAGCCTCGCCATTCAGCCCCATAAGGCCGTTGAGGATACGAGGATATTCCTGAGACATTCCGGAAGCTGTCCGAAGTGCCTCTTTCTGATATTCATTGGGTGTCATGTTATCTCCTTCCGCTACAATAAGAATTTTCAGGCGCAGAATTGCCCTTACCAGTAATCAATTCGCTATACGGCAGGCTCTCGATCCAGTCGCAGAAGGTATGCCACTCATCCAACTTGTGATTACGGCGGGACTTATACATGTTGGCCAGAACCTCATAGTTCAGCATAACCGTCCGTCGCTGATTGTACGAGCTCGGCAGGAGCTGGATCATCTGCCACCAATCCTGCTTATCCTTGGTTTCAAGGTAGCTTTCGCGATATGCGTTTAGCATCTCGATCGTACATCTAAGAATATCAAGAGGCGTCATCCATACCTTGTGTGGCGAAGTGATATCTTCATCGACGGTTGCACTCTCAATCCAGTTACGGTGATAGGGTTCGCAATTCAGATGCTCATGGCTGAAGTCGTCCAGTGTGAATTCCTTATCCGCGATTTTGTGCATCGTAGAGCAGGAGTTCATTTCGATGTCATACTCTAAGTAGCCGTCGTCGATAATGTCAGGCTCATCATCACCAAACCTTTTACCGGCACGATATGTCTTGAACTCCTTCCACCAATACAGCGGAGCAGTGATATCCAGATAGACGGTAATCATCCGCATGAACTTACGGTGATCGGTGCCGGCATTTCTCAGTCGGTTCATCAAATCTGCATCATTCGGACCAATCCAAAATTCACTATCATCAGAGTAAGAAGCCAAAATATGATTCTCCCTCTGAGCTGGAGCGATATATCTCCAATTAGAATCACTCTTCTCCCAAGAGTTCTTAGGATTCCGCATACCACGAATGGCGTGCTCCCAGCCCATAACCTCGGTGTTTTCAATTTTCAGCATTGTTTTTTTTATCCTCCTTAAATCTCCTGAATTTAAGAATATGTTCCATAAGAATGGCCCGAGTCACGGGTCCAACGCCACCGATAAATGGAACATAATTTTGAATACCGGATATACCAACGAAATCTCCACCAATATCAACAACTGTAGCGGTCGGTTTCAATTCCAACTCCGTAAAGTCGGCTCTTCCAACAGAAGATATAATTAGGTCAGCATTTTGGGCCAATCTCCAAATAGAAGACGACTTTGTGAGACTGTGTGCGATTGTAACGGTTGCGTTGGCTCTCGTCAATAAATGTGATAGTGGCTCCCCAACTCGCTCCGATCGACCTAACAAAAGAACATCTGCACCCTGAAAAATAAAACCGTAACGTCGAAGCAAACGTATGGACGCTTCGGCTGTGCAAGGCGTCAAATATCCGCCATCCAGATTGATCGCATCGGGAACCCGAATATATGGATTTAGCGATATGGTTGGATAAGTACAGTTGTGAACAAGTTTTTCTGCGGTAATGATCTCGACT